AACGCAACATATTGTGGATCGCCGTTGGCTGTGAAATCGCTGTCTGTAATCTGTGCATAAGTATCGGTAACGTGGTTATAGATATATCCGTCACCGCCCGGAACAAGAACCATCAACTGCGTACCATTGTCAGCCATTGACACTCTTGAAGTGCCAGACACTTCACCAATTCTGGTCAGGCTGTACGTTGCAGCTGTTCCGACTATCGTCTCATCCAGACGGTACAAGCTGTCGCCGTTGACAAAGTATGGCTTCCCAGCCATTTCGTGCGCGCCCCGGTTCTGATCTTGAATCTCCCCAGATATGGCTACCTGTTCAGCGCCGTCAGTGCCAAATAAGGTTTCCTGAGACAACGCCTGACCCTGCGCTATGTTCGGATACCAGTTGGTGCATTCCTGCGCCGATATGGGCAGGGAATCGCTAACATAGAATCCGTTGGCTATTGGCAGCTGGGTAACTGGCATCAATGAGCTCCGAATAGAGAATCAATTACCACAATGTTGTCTGTGCTTGAACCGTTAGATACATATAGTTCAACGTAGTCGTTTGTAGACAAAGCTACATTGTAACTAAGGGATACGTTAGCTGAAGATGCAGCATCAACAATACGGCTTATTTTGGCCTCACTGATTACCGTACCGTTCTTGGCTATATGGGCAATTAAGGTCTGATTGTTAGCCGTGGCTGGCTTTAGCGTGACAGATACAACAATCCCAGCAGTATAATCAGGAGCTCCGGTGTAGGTCAGCCTGCCGCCAGTGGTAGCGGTGAAGTTAGATACACTGCCAACCACCCATGTTCCAGCCACAAGCACTGGCGTATTCGTAGCGGCTATAGCGGTCGCTGTAGAATTGCCGTGGATAGTGACTTGGCCATACGTCTGGGTCGCCGTAGAGGCGACTGTGATGTAGTTACTGGTAGCGGTCAAAGAAATACCGTCACCAGCAACCAGACTTGCAACCACGGGGTTCTGCGATGTTGTGTTGAGAAATAGCGGGGTTCCAGTGGTGTCGGCGGTAAAGCTATGCTGGATTTTTATTCCATCATTAGCGGAGATATTGGCAACCACGCCGGGGCCATCTTCAATGCCACGGATGTAGTTGACACTCCCTGATGCAGTTAATACAGGTGCGGCAGTTCCCGGCCCCTTGGCCGCTATTGAACCAGTTACCCCCAGATTACTAACAAAGTTATCATACGAGATCTTGTAGTTCGTGCCGTTTACAAAGTAATCAAGATAGCTGCCAGCATCAACCGATGACTTGGCAACGAATTCGCTTTTCTTGCGGCCCTGTGTTCTATCAACCATTGGTATTTATCTCCAAGCCTATAGCACCCGTAGATTCAGCCAGAATGCTTTCTTCGCTTTCTGGATAAAAGTGTCCGCTGATTCCCCAGCTTTGATCGTCATTGCCAGAACCAATCGGCAGAGTAGACGGCAGCTTGGTTTCTGATATGTGCTGCCCAAGCAGGCGCATTGTCTGCAACCCTTCGCGGGCCGCTTTGATTAACCCAGTGCTAACAACACCACCGTAATCCGGGCTGACCTCAATGGCCATGTTAGCGATCAGGCCACGCAACGCGCCGGTCGGGATCGTTACCTCATCACCAAGATCGCTGACGGTAGTATAGCCAAGCGTGATACCCTGCGCGTCAAGTTCGCCCATGTAGTTGTTCAGGGCGAATATAAAGTCTTGGTATTCATCAGGCTCTAACGATGCCTCTGAAGCCTGTACCAGTATCCGTTGTAATGCCGCCTTTGCGACCTGCGCTACTGTAGCCATTATTCAAATTTCGCCTTTGAAGATTTTGAGCCTTTGCACTTCCAGCGCTTACGGCTAAGTCTTAGTGGGGAGTTGGGGTCTTTGGCAGCTTTGGGGAAATCTTTCATCTGCCCAGCTGATCTTGCGCAATACGAGTCGCCCTTTTTTGTGCCGGGGCGCACTCTGGGGCCGCCATCTGATGCTTTGCCAGCCTGTCCATAGCTGACCTTCTTACCAGATGCGGTAACTTTAACTTTGGCTTTCCCCTTTGCGGGGGTTCTCTTGGTAGCCATAAGGTTAAGGGGGCCGAAGCCCCCTATCCCCTATTGGTTATACGCCGAAGCCTTGGCCAGCGAAGAACGGATTGAATGTTGCGTATGCTGGCAACAGGTCAAAACGTACTTTCTGGGTGTTGGCATCACCGTCTGCGTACTTAGTAACACGGATTGACATACCATCGCTAGTAGTAGCAATAGTGTCAGTAGCGTACAGTTTCGGCAGTTTGACAGTACCGATACCGAATGCCTGCTTAACAAAGAACAGGTTCGGCTGATACAGGGTGGCTGAAGCTGACAGGATGTTTACAACAGCGCCGTTAGCCGGGGCTGCGTCAACAGTGTTGTACTGACCGTTGGCTTCATAGATGGCCGGGCCAGCGACTACCAGAGTGCCTGCGCCAGAGCCATTCAGAGTAACGTCAGCAGTTACAACACCAGTCCAAGCTACGTTGTTGCCAGAGGCATCAATCATAGGCTGCTTGGTGTCCAGATTCAGACGATTTACGTCAGCGATAGTAACCATGTCACCAGCCTTAACAACCATGTTGGCTTGGAAGCCAGTCACGGCTAGATTCTGGGTCATGGTGTCCTTAGCAGTAACGTAAGTAGCGTCAGGAGCAGAGGACAGAGTACCAGCGCGGTCAGCACCAGTGCCAGATGTGAAGCTGGACAGTGCGTTTGATGTCATAGCCATCATGCCACCAAAGTTGCTGGAAATCTGTGATTTTTCCCAAGCAGTACGTACCAGACCATCAGCAGCGTTCAGACCGTTCTGAGCAGAAGCCAAGCTGGTAGTAGTGAAGGGGTTCATCAGGTAGTACTTATCGGCAGACATGGGTACACCCAAGCTGTCCATCAAAGCGCCTGCGCCTGCAACATCGCCCCAAGCGTCAACGGCAGTGCCGTGTGAACCGTACTTGAGAGAAGCATTCTTCAGCATGTAAGAAGCCAGATCGACTTCCAAGTCGGTTACGATGCGGCGAGCCATCGGAGCCAGAATTTCATCCAGCTGATCCAGTTCAAGCGCTTCTTCAACATTGCCCCATTCGGTGGCCACGGTGAAGTAGTCCTGAACAGTACCAGTTGCTTTACCGGCAATGATGTCAGACTTGGTGGAAGAACTAATATCACCACCAGAAGTACGGATTGAGTTGTAGTCATGCGGACGCTTGAAGTCAACAGTGGAACCGCTGGAAGGATTAAACTTGCCAGACAGCAGCTGAGTGTCAACGGTCTTGGTTACAACTCGGTTAGATTCAAACGCATCAAGAAAGACGCGAGCGACTTTCCGGGTTACGTTGCTATTTAGATTATTAGCCATTTTAAGTCACCTTACTCAAAAGTGGCTCCTTTTGGCCCCTTTGGCTTCGGGGATATACCTGCGCCTTGCGGCGTTTCAACAGGTTCGGGAGCCTGATTTACCTTGGGTTTAAGAGCAGCAACCTTCGGCTTGATTTCAGTGGCAATCTTTATGGCGGCTTCCATTGGGCTTAATGACCTGATGGATTCTAACTCCATGAGATTCTGCGAAAGATACTTGGTAATCAGTGGCCCCTGATCGTCTTCTATAATGAAGTTGACCAGTTCGTTCTGAATACCAAAGTTGCTTACTGTAGCGCCAGCTACTTGCAGTTCCTCTGGCTTTATACCCATCTGGGTTGCTCTGGAAGCGTATGCCTCAATCTTGCTATTGAAAGCCTCTTGTTGCTTACGCTGCTGTTCCTCTGCCATCCGCGTCTGTTGCTCTTGCAAATAACGCTGTTGGGCATCGAAGGCGGCAGCCTTTTTAAGTTGCTCGTCCCTTTCTATGATGGCCCGCTTGTATTCCTCATCGGAAATGGCAAATGGGTCAGGCATATCTGGAACTTGCGGGCGTTCCTCTTTCGGCAGCTTCTGTAACAGGTTTTCCCGTTCACGCTCTAATGCCTCCGCCCTGCGCTCGGCTTCCCGAAACTTCAGGGTTTTCTCAGCAATAGCCTGATCGAAAATCCTTTGCTGTTCTTCCGAAAAAACAACTTTTTGTTTCTGGGTTGCCCCAGACCCCGGTGATGAATCGGGATCAAGACCTTCGTCCTGATCTTCAGCCTCTTGCGTTTCTTCAATCTCGACCTGATCAATGTCGGATTCTTCAGCGTAATCGTCTGGTTGCATCTCGCTCATGTTTTTGCCCTTTATAGGTAAATGCCGCGAATAAGGTCGCGTTCCTGCCGTGGTAAGGCCACGTTCCTTCTGCTAGTGTACCACTGCCAACAATATGACAGCAATACCATTATCTTCTGCGATCTTCAATAGCCCTGAGAGCGCTTTCTGTGATTACACCTCCATAGGGTTTCATCTCAAGAGCGCGCAACGCATTCCTTGGTGGATTTAAGGGGTCAACTATGCCCATCAATGCACGAGCATCTGGAAGCAGTTCAAAAACCTGAATATCGCCAGCAATCCTGCCAAGACCTTCACCATAAAGGCCAGTGTTGTATGTCGGATGTACAAGTATGCTGTCGGTCAACGGATACCTGCCTGTATCAACAACCCCAGCATTCACAAGCTGACCATCTCTAGCCATGCGCAAATCCGAATCGGTGTTTGCGTACCTTGCAATACCGCTAGTTATACCACCCTTATCAACATAATTCCGATCAAGTAAATTTTCAACAGCCTTCCTTTGGTTACCTGTTGTATTCCTAAAACTGGCAACCCAGTCTGGGTTATCTATTCCGGGCCAGTCAGGGATTATCTTTTTAACGTCTTTGTCGAGTGATGCTAAATCACCCCGGCTCATTGAGTTTCTTGCGTAACTCAACATCGTTTCCCCGACCTGTGTTGAGAAATCTATGCCTGTCGGAGCCATAGTCCACGGCACAATCAACGGATCTTTGCCATACTTTTCTTTTAAGTCTTTTGCTGTTTTGAAAAAGGATGTGTCACTCAACTCTCCACCCTTACTTTTCAGTACAACGTCTTCATCAGAGGCCCAAACAAATTCACCACTCTCCGGGTCAAGCATATAGTTTTGCCCGCCTCTGCGAGAGACATTTATAGGAACCCCGTTTATGTCAAGAATAACGTCACCGGCAGCGGCCCTGTCCGACATAGATGTAAAGAAAGGATAACCCTCATAATCAGCCAGATCTATCCGGGGCACATCCCCTATCCTTTGATCGCCAATGTTTACAGTCGTACCGCCGAGAATGTTCAGCTGCCCCATTCTTGGATCGCCTGCATTATCGCCCGCTCCAGCGGCGAATGTTCTTGGGTCAACGCCTTGACTAACATAGTTTTCAATAATCGCGGGCTTATATGACTTCGGATACTCTTGAATAATCCTGTCTCTGTAATCCCCCGTCAAAGCCGATGCCGCAGCAACACCTGTTCCGCGCTTGCTGCCTGACCGCAGAGTTGTTTCAGGGATGCTGTAATCAAATGCTGATCTTGTATCGGTATCCGGGAAATAGTTTACCCTTTCTATAATGCTTCCATTTGCGTCAACAACGTCTGCGCCAATATATCCTTCAGCAATGTTTTGCTCTGCTAACTGCTGGCTGAACTCTGGGTTTGCTCTGGCCTTCTGAGCTAGTTCTGTTTTTTCTTTTAGCGTGTACTGCTTGTAATTACCTTTTTTGGTAATCAGTGGGAATGTGTTTGGCCCAGACCAGTCGCCCATGCTGTCGCGGGTAGTTGGCGTTGCCTGATTGGAGTAATACCTTGATATGTTTGGTTCTGGCGTGGAATATGCGCCAGTGCCGATATACCCAGAATCTCTTTTCTGCGTTTTACCGATTGAAAGCTGATCTATCTCGTCAGATGTTCCATGCAGGAATAGCTGGTCAGTGTCAAATCCGGCTTCATCAATCTGCCTGATTGCTTCAAGTTGATCAGGGGTATACCTTGCATTCTTGCTGCCAACCATCCCAAGAACAACTGATCCCGGCGTTGCCGCCCTGACCGCCTGAACGCCAGTTGGAGCGCCGCCTACCATAGCGACAGTGGGGTCAAACTCTGTGACCTGACCCGTCTCTGGATTGTATGCCGTGCCACCCAGTGCGCCTGCTACGTACTGATCGCGCATATACTGATCAATGCCTCTAAGCGCAGATGTGCCAGCTTCCTTCACCTCATCTAAACTTGGTGGGTCTGTAAACAGGCTGATAACTGCGTTTAGTGCGCTTTTACCTGCTCTGTAGGCAGGCATATATTCAAGACTGGTTTCTGATTCGCCCAACTTTGCCGGGATATATATTCGTTTAAATGCCGGGCCACGCCTTGTGCTTGTGTAGCCCATATCCAACCGCTGCTCTGGCGAGAGAATTTCCCTTCGTTCAGGCATAAAAAACCCAAACGGGCCATCGCCGCCATACTCGTATTGCCTGAGAGCGCTTTCAGCCATCAGCCCTGTCCCCGGTACGCCTTATGGTTGCGCTTCTGATGCTTGCTCATGGTGCTGCTCTTGCGTGAGCCGTGGCCAATGGAAGTGCCTTTCACGCCCCGGCCTTCTTGCATCAGTGCGTAGGTGTTTTGCTCTGCCTTCTTAGCCACGCCTGAACATTCCTATCATCGGGTTGGCCAGTTCCTGCGCCTTCTTGACGTTATCAAGCTGTACGCCTTCAGTCTGTACGCCCTCCTTGGTGATCTTGGCTCCAGCCTCCTGCGCCTTGATCTGGGTGTTCATGCGGTCAGTCTGGGCCTTGAATACGTCAACCTGATTGTCGGCCTGATCGTTCTGGGCGGTAAGCTGGGCCTTCTGGGCCTCAAGCTGTAGCTTCATCTGGTCGTTCTGAACCTTTGCCTGCTCGATCTGGGCCTTCATCATTTCGGCCTGAGCCTTGCCCATTTCAGCCTGAGCCATGATGGTTGCCGGGTCTTGCTGCTGACCCTGCTGGGCCATCTGCTGCTGCATCTGGGCCTGTTCTTCATCGGTCAATTGAGACATGGGGATCATGCCAGCCTTCAGCATCTGGTCACGCTTGCGCTCCGCGATCTGGTCTGCTGACGGGGTGTTGATGTTCTGCATCATAATATCCCCGGCAATCTGCATGATGGACGGGTCAACTTTCGCCATCTCAATGATCATCTCCAGCGTTTCCTGCTGACGGTTCTTGAAGCTGGGGCCAGCCTTACAGACAACATCGTACACGCCCTGAGACAAGTCGTTCAGGGTCACAATCTCGCCTGTAGCGTTGTCTATGACGCGCTGGTTGATGGTTTCCATATCGTAACTTTCATCTTCGTACAGGACGCGCATGGTGCGCTCGGTGTCGTAGACCTTCGGAATGGAGTCAACAAGAATCTTACCGGCAGCGGCAATAGCAACCTGCACGGCTTTGTTGTACTTGTAGGTGGAGTTGTCGCCCTTGTCCTGCAACTGGCGAATAGCCACGCCTGACTGTAGGCCCGGATTGTCGCCCATGTTGGCAGCGAACATCCCAGCGGAGTAGCCGATCATGCTGCGCATTGCTTCGGATATTGTACGAAGGCCGGGGTTGATCTGGGCACCACCATTCTGCTGGGGCGGAGCCGGAGATTCCGGGTCTACGTTGTAGAACTGTACTGGGTCTGAATTAGTGTTCAGGGTAGCCAGCGAATCCTCAAAGCCCGCCGCCTGAGCCATCGTCATCCAATACTTGGCCCTTGGTGCCAGTGCGCCTTCTTCGATCTCACGGCTCATGGAGTAGTTCAGGACGCGCTGCGGGTCAAGCAGCTTCTCAACCACGCCCCAGTAGATCGTTTTGTTTTCAAATATCTTGAAGTTCCCATATACCGGCACAATCGGGA